GGCAAATCTACGACTCAGTTTGTAGAAATGATATTTGTCTTTACGATTCTCAAACGCATCAATACTCGTACTTACTTTACCATTATACTTAAAGTAATCGTAAGAATCGGAATTGAAATGAAGTTTGAGAGAAGTATATAAACAGAATGCTTCATAACCTGTCATATCGGTAAACGATTACCTTTCACTTTCAACATATTCAAACGCTCTGCTTGCTCATGAATTTTTGATTTAAGATTTGGCGTGATGAGTGTAGCAGCAACCTCAATTTCCAAACCAGTCTCTTTGCAGTGTTCAGCAATAGCCTCAAGATATGTGTAATCTGTATTAGCCACTAGCCGTTCAATCTGCAAAGAGAACTTCATCATTTCATCTTTGGTAGGCATCAGAATTTTATCGCCCTTCGTACTGCGGCCAATTATATTTTGCACTACCAAGTGTACCGGGCATTTCAGTTGTCCATGATTTCACCTGTTCAGAAGTCAGAGGTGCCATCGTCGGATACTTATTGATGCTTGACCAGTCAAAGTGAGATTTTACCTCACCTGTTTCCAAATTAGTTACTTTCAAAGATGACAAATCAATTGGCTGGATTTGTGCCAAATCAGCAGTAGTCAATGCAGGAATAGATTCAGTTTTCAACGAACCAAATGGCCAGTTATTGTTTGGTATATTACTGAAGTCAAACTTCGGCTCATGTTTAGGAGGCTCTGTCAAAGTATAACCGCTATCATAGTCTCGTTCAGAATTATATTCAACGACTTCAATTTCACCATTAATTTCATAACCGCATCCTTGTAGAAACTCTTTGAATCGTGCAAAGATATCATAAAGATACAATTCATTGACGTTCATTTCTAGATGGCGTTCACCATCATTTGAATCAAATCGAAATGTAAAGTTGTGCTTGTCATTGTAATCATCATAACTCATAATGTAATCTCCTATTATTTACGATTTGCTGCGTGTGCTATACAAACAATATCATCACTCTTGGCATATGAACATCTGACTGTCAATGGATCAATGCCCTTTGCGATAGCGTTTTCAATATTTGCTGCCATAAGTTTTCTGTCATTCAAACCATACCAACATATCGCAGCAACGATTGAAAGTAGAACCACAGTAATTGATACGGTGGTCGTACTACTCAATCCTTTTTCCATAATCACCTTCTCCTTTTTGTTTAATATGCTCATGTGTTACGTTTTACCTTGTTATAAAAAATATGTCTACCTATTTGCACTGTGTGTTTTATGTTACTCCAAGTTGGTTTCACATAATCAGCATGAAAGAACAATGCACCCTTTGTTGGGTCTTTGAATGTTTCAGTGTATAGGTAAAAGCGTAATGCTAGATCAGTAAGATTATTATACACTGAATTGCTTTCAATTGTCAAGATGTTTTTGTCGATCATGGCTTTTGCTCTCTTGTCGCAGTACCATGAGAATTGGCAAACACCTTCTGCTTTTTGTTTTACGACACCGCAGTATGTGTCAGGAAACATACCCGACTGAACTCTATTATGTGTGACGAATGCTACGGCTAGTTGACCAAGTTTTGGTTCTCTGCCGGCTTCAAAATACATGTTCTGTGCAATACACTCTACCTCTGAACGTGCGTGTGGTGTCAAATCTTCCAGTTGCACATTTGGTGTAACTGGAATACGAATATTGGCTGCTGCATGTCCTACGTATAAAACAAATGCTGCAAAGATACTACAAATTAATAGTGTCAAGTAACGCATATTTTCTCCTATAAGTTAGAGAGATGCCAAAGCATCTCTGGTCCCAATCAGGTAGACTTTTTGCTCTGTGTCTTTTCTGAAGTAATGTTAGAAACGAAACCATTCAAGGCTTGTGCCTTGGCGATGATATCTGCTTCTGAGGGATAAGTTGGAAAGGCTGGGTGATCCGGTATTGCTTGTCCGTTTAGTTTAGCGGACTCTACCTTCACTTGCCATTCATTGATTAGCCGTTCTTTACTGGAATTATAATCTTCCAATAGAAGTTCTTTGGCCATTTTAAGAAGTTCAAGACGAATCTCGAACGGTGTCAGATTACTCATGTGTGTACTCCTGTGTGTGTTTACTGGCGATTGTGTGTGTGGTGCCAGTCTTTTATTTAGTATCTTTTAATCCCAGAGATGACGAAAATACTTACCAAACAAACGCAATCCATTGTCTATACGTTCATAAACTTTGTTTATACCGGCATAATCGCAATGATATGTGTGATTGGGTCCATATTCCATCGTTGATAATTCAGGGTTGTCAGGACACGGAACAAACACCGTATCAATTTCACCCGAACTAAATGCTGATTCCCAATTATCATCAACAAGATGTTCAAAGGCAAAAATCATTTCGTTCAACACCCAATCCCATCGTTTATGGACATCATATCCTTCGGGTTCATTTTCATTGTAGAAGTCAAATACTCGTTGTGAATCCCAATCTTCAGTTGTAGTTGTTCGCATGTATTCAGGTACATCTTCCATGTCAACCATAGGTGAACCGTGTTTGGTATCACGCAATTGTTTTAGCATCGGAAGAATGATAGGTGCCAATGTAGAATCCATTGACCATGTATCCCAGTAATCAATCTTTACATCAACTACACGTGGACGAACGGTATCAAGAATTTTTTTAATTGCTTTGCTGATAGGCTCAAGACGATTTGACCATTTATCAATGATAGGCTCATCATAGTCAATCTCACGCCAGAAGAAAATTTTCTCCAGTATTGTGTATGGAGAAATCCAATGATCACGATAATTAGAAATGTATACTTTCATAATATAAAAATTTGGTGAGAGTGTTTGGTTAATAAGGTACACCCTCTCAAACCCCATCTAGCAATTTAGGCTGCTAGAGCGTAGTAGTCGTCATTTGCGATTACTTATTTTGCTCGGATTACGTCCGTCGCCTTTCGTGTTGCCTTCTCCACTATCTCACCCTGTCGAAACCAGGTCAGCCCCATCAAAAGCACACAATCCCCACTAGAGCCCTCAGAGGTTTCTTTCATCTAGGACAACTATGTGCTTATGGTGGAGCTGGGCGGAATCGAACCGCCGTCCAGAATGCCTTCACTTTGAAGGGATTACAACAATTCCTTCCTGCTGCATTTGTTTCTCAAACTGATTCTTCTTTGCTGCATACCAACCCCATGCACCAAAGAATGTAGTGCCTGGATTCGGTCCTTGTTCTCTCAAATACTGATCAAGTTTTTCATTATATTCTTTTTCACTAAGTTTCATTATTACTCCGTTGTGAATCTAGCAGAACCTTTGCTTGTTCTTCCAGGCTTCAACGGCTTGTCTGACTTTGGTTTCATTTCTGTTTGAAATGGTGCATGTGCTTTGTTATAAGCCATCTTACCTACGTTTTCAGTCTTGCCGTGTCCTGGGAATCCAGTTTTGTTTGTTCCATGTAAGGTTGCTGTTTTTCCATCATGATGTAAGATTGAGTCTTGATTATAATGTTCTCCATGTTTCTTGATATCATGGAGCAACTGTTTGCCGTGCTCTTCACCTTTGCCTTTTGCATGTACGAGTATTGATTTTTCTTTTCCACCTTCCCAATGTCCTTCTACTTCCTTATGTGAATAGCCTTGCGCTGTCAGTTTCTTCTTCAGTTCTTCATGATTCTTTTTATTTTGTTCTGGCGATACTTCATCATGTGGTCGTTGTGAGGAAATAACAGCATAATGCCTACCCTCTTCAGCATGTTTAGCCAGTCTAGCAAGTGGATTGCCTTCATCTAATTGTAAGTATTGTTTTAATGATAGCATGATGCCTCCAATATGTCAAGCATATTTATCAATATACTCCATCAGAGATTGCCGATAATCATGAATCTGACGCTCAAAAATCTGAGCAGGACCCTCTTCAGTTGCAATCAGCACCACGATATCATCAATCCACATACCAGTTCGTTCAGCAAACATCAGTGCATATGCTGTACACTGCATAAAGTAATTCTGTATACCCTCTTCATCTTTTTGCTTAGTGGATGTTTTGAAGTCAATGACCGACAACTTACCATTCCACTCCGCAATCAAATCTACACGACCAGCAATTCTGAGTTTGTCAGAATAAAGTGCTTGTTCTTGTGAGTAAATGTTACCAACGTTCTCATCAATGTGTGGCTTGATTTTGAAGAATAGTTCTTTCAAATCAGGCATCATCATCTGCATCTTCAGTTCTGGTATTTCGTTGTTCAGATAATCTTCACAAATCTTATGCACCTTTGTACCACGATTTGCTGCCTTGCGTGACACTTCATTTGCTCGTTCTTCACCAACAGCCTTGCGCCACTCCATAATGTATTGCTTGTTGTAATTAGAAAGCACCGTAGTGATAGACTTATACTTGTTACCTTCTGGCGTAGTATAAAGTCTACCACTATCGGTAGTTTCTGCATTTAGATCAAATTGTAGTTGTGGTAATTTTACGTGTTCAAAAATTCGCATCAAACAAAGCCTTCTTCAGTCTGTGCCGGTTGTTGTGGATCAGCATCAGAATAACGCCATTCATAGATTGGCTCATCGGGTACAGTGTATGGGAATGTTACGGATACACGACTTTCACGGTTGGTGTAATATGACTTGTATGGATTTCCATCTTCATCTTTACACCATTCCCAAAATACTTTACCATCAATATCATATGCTTCACCATTCTTACCATCTTTGAATACAGAACTACATCGTTTGTTTTGAAAATGTGGATAACCACTTCTTTGAGAAACTTCAGTCCATTCATCATCTTCACCCGTCAACGGTGATAGTGGTTTGAATTTCAGTAGTTTATGTAAGCATTGTAAAGCATAATTGGCTGAGAAACCAGAATGACCTTCATCGGCAAATTCTTTTACCATGTGTAGCAGATGTTTACGCATCGTGCCATTCATGTCATCATCATCGGTCATACCAATGCGGTCTAATTCACTTTCTGCATATTCAACCAAACTCATAACAAAAACTCCTTTTATGTAATATAATGACTTCGACTATGGTATGGGTAATTCTGTCTTGGATACTTCTTTTCTATCTTTGCAGTGTTGTCTCTTTCCATCTGTGTGATTTCATTTGACATTTCTTTTTCTATTTCTCTTGTGATATATTCATTCAGTAGTGCTACTTTTTTCTGCAAAGATTTTTTAGCCATATATGCTCCTGTTTGAAGATTAGCATAATGTAGTTACTGCCCAAACTTTCCTAAATGTTTATCAACAATTCTTTGTGTTTGTGATTCTTTGATACCCTTTTTGCCGTGTTTGTTTGCAACGGAAGATTGTTTGTGACTTTCTGAGACTTTTGATAGAACTTCTTTGAAACCGTCTGGTACTTTACCAGTGATTGATACGCCACTGACGATTGACATGGCGCCTAAATGAATTTGTTGGATGTGTGGATTTTCTTTGAGATACTCATCTTTGCCAGAGAGGCTTATAAGTTTCTCAAATGTTTCACCAGTTTCAGTGTTTATAAAATCGTATGTGGGCATCAAGTAGGTCTTATATTCTCAAGGTACCAACTTGGCACTGGACGATTTTTCCAATTAGCCAAGTG